GTGACGGTCCCGCCGTTGTGGCGGAAGTTGGTTTTTTCTTCGTCGGTTAGAGCGAGAAGTTGCGAAACCGTCAGGACAAGAGGGTCCGCCGCTTGTTCGGACGGTTCCTGCAATCCGGGTTTGGGTTTCGCTGCCATGTTGTTAGGCGGTGATTTTTCCGCCCGCCTTGGAGAAGTCGGACTTGGCGCGAGGTGAAAGAGCGTTGAACGCCTCGCGGGTCATCGCGTTTGTGATCTCGCCGGCCTCGATGCCCGCGATTGGCTCCGGATGGCCGGAAGCGGCGAGCTGGCGGGCGGCTTCAATGCCGATCTTTTCCTTGGTCAACTCGGCGGCGGATTCCAGTTCGGGAACGCGGGAGGCGATAGCCTCAAGCTCGGTGACGCGGGCGGCGGCGGTCGCCAGGTTGTTGCGAAGTTCGGCAGTGGCGGTGGCGGCTTCTTGCAAAGCGGCCTCTGCGACGCTGACCTTGTCAGAGAGCTCGGCGACTTCGTTTTCCCGGTTGGAAACCTCAGCTTTCAAGGTGTCGATTTCCGCCAATGCTTCGGCGCTGGCAGGGGAAGTAAGACGGTCGAGAATATTCATGCCTTTGTCCTTTGGTTTGGTGTCAAATTTACCGCTTACGACTTCATCCGCGAAGCCTTCAGCAACGGCTGATTCAGCACTCATCCAAGTCTCCTCTTTCATTCGCTCGCGCATTTCGGACGGCTTTTTGCCGGTGCGCTCGGCGTAGATTCCTGCGATCTCGCCCGACATTTCGTCCAGCAACTTCGCGGCCCGTGCGTGGTCCTCGGCGTTGCCCCAAGTCGCGGTTGAGGCTTCGTGAATCATCATCCGCCCGCCCTTCACGATCTTGATTTCATCCGCCGCCATCGCGATAACGGAAGCCATAGACGCGGCGAGCGAATTGATAAACGCCGTGACGTGAACTCCGCGCCCGCGCAGGTCCATGATGGCTTGATAAACCCGATATCCGTCGAGAATGCTCCCGCCTGGGGAGTGGATCTCAAATTCCATCGTGTCCGCAGCGTTCTCAGCGGAGTTCATCAGGACTCCAAAATCCGCGCCCTCGGCAACGGCTCGAGCCCCGAATACGCTGCCGATTTCCTCAAGCAGCTTATCGACAGACTCCTTGTAAACGCTCTCGTTGAGCTTCACCTTGCCCGCCTTGTTTTCAATCGTCAGAATTTTCATTGTCTTGAGTGGTTGATTTTGCTTTGCCTGCTTCCGATCCGTTTGGATTTCTCATGCCCATTTCGTCGTCCGTGATTTCGACGCCGTGTTTTGCGCCGACTTCCTTGGCAATGACCTTGCCAAGCGCCACTTCTTCGGCCCGCTCGCGCAAGTGTTCTTGAAGCGACTTACCGTAAGCGCCAAGGATGTCGGTTTGGTTAGTGTGGCCTGCTTTCCACATCTCGATCAACTCTTTCGATACGCGCCCGTCGTCAATCGTGAGTTTTTTCGGCATCGTGAAATCCCACTTCCACCAATCAGCGGAAGGCTCCAGAATCCCGAGCTTCATGGCCTTGGCGATGGCGTAACCGACTTTACGGCGGGCGCCTTTTTTAAGTGTTTCCTGACGGTCCTCAACCGCAAGTTGCGCCTTGGAAATGTCGTTTCGCTCAGCAGTTCCCTGCCCACTTGGTTTCCAGAGTGAGTAGGGCCAGCCGACTCCAACCAGCGCGGCGCGGATGATGCGGTCGTGGAACGATTCCCACTCGGGGCCAGGTCGCGAGTTGACAAGCTGCTCGATCCCGCCGCCGCTGTTAGCGCGGAAATAGCGCATCATCCCGCCTGCGAAAGACTCAACAGTCACGCCGCAACCGGCGGCAACTCCCTCTTCCACGCCTGTCAGCGCGTTCATCGGATCGCCCATGTCAGGGCCACCCGTTTCGTTTTTTTCAATAAGGCCGATGGCGGACGCCATTAGTAAAGCGTGCTGTTCCCATTCATGAGATTGCAGCATGTCCCGCAGCTTGTTGAGAGACGCCGTGAACGCGGGCAATCCGCGCCCCTGCTCTTGCCAAGACGGGTCGAAATTGTGAATCAGGTCGCGATAGGAAACCCATTGCTCGCTCTTGCCGTCCTCGCTCAGGATCGCAGCTGCCACCGGCTGGTCTAGCCGGTTGTATGCGATGCCGTCGCGGATTTTCGCGTTCCGATACGGCCCTTCCTTGATGTATCCACTGTCGGTCGAGTAGCCGCACCCGACGCGGTGTGCGGGGATTTGCTGCACTCGTGGGTATCCGGTGCGGTCTTCTGTTAGAAGCTCCCAAGCCTCGCCATCCCGGTCGATTGCGTTGGATGTGGTGTAAAGCGTGGTGGCGAAATCGTATTCGTTCCCGCGAATGTCGCAAAGCTGATACCATTCCTCAGAAAGCCACTTCGCCGCCTTGTCGCCCCATTCTTTATTTTCGCCTTGAAACTTCGGAAGCCAGGCGCGTCCCACGGAATACATGGATTTTTGCTCAATCGCGCCCTTTAGGATTTCTTCGTTCAGGTAAAGTTTGCGAGAAGCCGAAACAATGGTCTTGCGGTCCCACGATGGCACCAAAGCGCCGATGTCCTTCATCTCTACCGACTCATAAGGGCGCGAACGAGTTTCACGGTCGGCAGCTCTTGCGGGTCGGCGGTATTGATACGGCTGCCCGTTTTGGTCGAGTATGATGCTGGACATGGTTAGAAACAGACGAAGGTTCGGTTGCTCGGTCGCGTGTTTGCCGAAAGCCCGGTCAGCGCCATCCGCATCGCCGTAATCCGGTGCTGTTCCGGCAGTCCGACCGTCTTTTGCATCGAAACGTTATTTTTGCTCGCGCTCGTCACGTTGTCGGTCCCGCCCTTTGTCAAAAGACCAGACGAAACCGCCGACGAAAGCGCGGTTTCGATCTCCGCAACTCGAAGAGCGTCCCCGCGTGCGTAGTCGTAAAGGTCTTGTGCTGCCTGTAACGCGCTCCCGGCCATTACAAGGGGTCGGGTGTCAAAGTTTGACGGCATGCAAAAAAGCTTGCGCCGGCCGATGATTTCTGGAATTGGTCGCGGCACGCTTTCGTGAGGCGCAACAAACCAGATCAGCAACAGCCTTCGGGCTGGCTTCTAGGGGGTTCTGGCCCCGTCACGACTAGGAGCCAGCCCGTGGGCTTTTTCGTGAACAAAACAAACCAGATGGCTACCAACAAAAAACAGGAAGAGACGGTCGCGGTTCATATCAGCGCCCCGAAAATTGAAACGCTCAAGGTCCGCATTGTCGGCACCGCTCCATACGTCCAACTCCGGTTCTCGGAGAAGGCGATCAATGCTATGTCCGAAAAGATGATGGCGGGATCGCAGGCGACAAAGAAAAAAGCACGGGAGGCGCGAGACTTCGACGAGGATTTCCGCCAAGCGCTCCACGTTTCCGACGAAGGGTGGCACGGCATTCCTGCCGGTGCTTTCCGCGCCGGAATGATTGACGCTTGCCGCCTTGTCGGATTCAAGATGACTCAGGCGAAAATGTCCGTTTTCGTCGAAGCTGATGGGTTCGACAAGGTTGATGCCGTCCCGCTCATCAAGATCAAGGGTAAGCCGGAACCGTCTAAGATGCACGTTCGCAATGCCACCGGCGTTTGTGACCTGCGCGTTCGGGCGAAATTCTGGCCATGGTCGGCGGAAATCCGAATCAGCTACGACGCTGACCAGTTTTCCGCGAACGACGCGATTAACCTGATCAACCGGGTCGGCGCACAAGTCGGGGTTGGCGAGGGTCGCCCGTTCTCGAAAAACTCCGCTGGCATGGGCTGGGGCACCTTCCGCATCGAAGATTGATCGTCAACGCCACATTGCAGTCAGGGCAGGCATGGCAGGGCTCGGCAGGGCAAGGCGGGGCTGGGCATGGCACGGCTCGGCCAGGCACGGCAGGCAAGGCCCGGCCTGGCGAGGCTTGGCCGGGCGCGGCATGGCCAGGCACGGCGCGGCAGGCGGGGCGCGGCGAGGCCCGGCGCGGCACGGCTGGGCACGGCAAGGCAACACACGGCGTGATGGGCATCACTATAAAAGGCCCGCATTCTCCACATGAAAACGAAACCAAATGAAACGGCATCTCTTGAGGAACTCCTTGGGAAGATCGCGCAGAAACACGGCGGGACATTGACGCCGGAACAGGTGCTAAAAGCGGCGGCTTCCAAAAGCTCGCCGCTCCATCAGCACTTTCAATGGGACGACACGGAAGCCGCCAGGCAATACCGCTTGATGCAGGCCGGCCAGCTCATCCGCCGCGTCCGCATCACCTACTCTCCGAGCGAAGGTCGTGAGTTCCGCGTCCGCGCCTTCGTGAACGTCCTCCCTGATGCGTGCGAAGACGAAAGCCCGCGTGGCCATTACGTCTCTTTCGAAACGGCAATCGGAATCCCCAACTACCGCGAGCAACTGCTGGCAAATGCGCGGCGAGACGCTGAGACTTTCAAGCAGAAATACGCCACGCTTAAAGAGGTGCTTCCAATTATCCAAGCCATCGACGCAGGCTTGGCCCGGTAGGCCCGCAAAGGCTCGACTCGTCATGGCAGGCGTGGCGGGGCTTGGCCCGGCATGGCGGGGCGGGGCGGGCTGGGCTCGGCAGGGCTTGGCGCGGCGGGGCTCGGCCGGGCATGGCAACACACGGCGACCTGAGCAGGTCTATAAAAGGCTCACTTCACCTCTTCCATCGCGACGAGCACCTTGAAAATGCACGCGGCGACGACTCCAATCACCTCGACGTCCCACAAGTGATTCGGTGCGTGCTGTTTGACCAATTCCCAGCGCCACAAGCCCGGTTTCACCTCGCGCTTTTGCTCGTTTTGCATTTGCGCGTGGTAGTTTTTGGAGGCATCTACCGGCACTCCGAAGCTGCCGCTACCCATCAGCGCCGTAAGCCGGTCCTTGGCGAGCAAGTTGGAAAACGGAATGATGACGTAGGGCTTCCCGGCTGAAGAAACGCAATTGATGTAATCCCCGAAAATCCGCCGATAACGCTTTTCACCAAACTTCTTCACATAGCCGTCAACGTCCGCACCTTTTGTAAGGTTCCATGCCCGCGAGTCGGCTGATGTGATTGCCCGCATTGCCTCGTTGGCAACCTCCTCCTGCTGGTATCCGCAGTCCACAAACACGCACCGATTTTCGACACCGAATCGCTCTTGCAGGTATCGCACGTTGTCCCATGTCTCAAGTCGTCCCTCCCAAAGTAGCCGTGATGCGCCGCCGATCCTCCATGCTCTAACCGCTGCCCATCGGTGACCCTTCTGGTTGTCAACCGTCATAAATCGGAAATCCTCAAGCTCCCATTTTGCGCCTTCGTGATGCTCTTTTTTTGAGTAAGGATCGCCAGTTCCAATCAGCGTCGGAGTGTCGCTTGGCGGCTTCCAGAAATCCGCGAATCGCTGAGTGATGACCTGCTCTAGCTTTTCAAGCTGCCCTTGTTTCTTTTCTTCGTTGGCGACGATCCATTCCTTTACGATGTCGCTCCATCGGTAGCGCCAGACGGTCATAAAGGTTGCCCGCAACGTCATCCGCTCGGGCATAAATCGCCCTTCGTCCCACGTCGGACGGCACTTCGCCCACTGGCGACGGTTGTATTCCGTATCCTCAAACTCGGTCCCGCAGTGCGGGCATTTCAAGCGGACGGTGGCGAAGATTTCCGGCCAATCCAGTTCCTCGTTGCCGTCGCGGATCGTCTCGTATTGGAAGTTCTTCCAGTCGAAAACGTGGCCGGTTGAGCAGTGCGGGCAAAGGTGTTCCAACTCATACCATTTGCCGTCCTTTGCGTGCTTATGCCACTCGGTTCCCTCATTCCCGCCTTGGCTCATCAGCAGGTTCTTGCGGTTCCATCTGCCGTGGTGACGCTTCAGCAAGAATCCAATCATGCCTTCATCCCATCGCCAACACTCGTCGCCC